GTCCGAAATCCACAGGAATATGGTACAACTACATTAGCAACAGATACAACATTAAATGCTTTAAAAACATTGACATTTAGTGGTACTCCTGGAGCGTTCTTGGTAGATGAAGTTATTACTGGAGGAGCATCCGGAGCTAAAGCTGAGGTTGTTAAGTTTGATGCTGGAAGTAAAAAATTACATTATATACAAACAGATTATAATGTTTCGGTTGATAAGAAAATTAAATCATTTACAGCTGCAGAAACTATTACTAGTGCAAGTTTAGCTACAGGTGTTGTAGACACATTAAGTAATCCAGAAATAAATTATTTTTCTGGAGACATGTTATATTGTGAACAAAGAGCGCCTATTGTTCGAGCTACAGACCAGACAGAAAACATTAAGCTGGTAATCGAATTTTAGGAAAAATATAAAATGGTACAGAAAACAGATTTAAACGTAAGTCCTTATTTTGATGATTACAATGAAGATGATCAATTTCATAAGGTACTTTTTAAGCCTGCTAAAGCAGTTCAAGCTAGAGAATTAACACAACTACAATCCATTTTACAAAATCAAATTGAACGATTTGGTAGACACATCTTCCAAGAAGGTTCAATTGTAATTCCTGGAAATGTTGGGTTTGATAAAAATTATTTTGCAGTTAAGCTTCAACCTAAAGTAGGGCGCTCAAACTTAGCTGATAATGCAAGTACTGATCCAAACCTAGTATGGGAAGTATCGACTTATTTATCCACATATAAAGATACCATAATCACAGGAGCTGATTCTGGTGTTACAGCTAGAGTTATTAATTATGCTGTTGGAGATGGAACAGATGCGGATACCCTTTTTGTAAAATATATATCAGCAGGAACAAATAACACTACAAAGGTTTTTACAGACGGAGAGCAAATCAAATCAGATGGCACTATCTTTGCTGCTAATGGAGCATCTTACGGAGTTAGTGCTTATTCAGCTATATTAGAAAATTCTAGTGCTACACATACTGGGTGTGCTGTAACTGTTACAGCTGGTGTTTTCTTTGTTCGTGGTATGTTTGTACAGACTGCTGATCAAGCATTAATAATAGAGAAGTATACTAATGTACCTACTTGTAGAGTAGGATTTGATGTCCGCGAAACTGTAGAAACTTCTCTTACTAATATTGCACTGTTAGATAATGCTCAAGGTGCATCAAACTTTTCAGCAGATGGCGCTGATCGCCTTAAAGTAGAATTGGTATTAGCAAAATATAGCTTGACAGATGCAACAGACACCAATTTCACAGAATTGCTGAGATTGGATGCTGGTAGAATTATTCACCATATTCGATATCCAGAATATAGTGTAGTTGAGGATATGATAGCTAGGAGAACTTCAGAAGAATCTGGAGATTATGTAGTAAGTCCTTTTGTAATTGATATTAAAGAGCATTTAAATAATGGCATTAATAATGGAATGTATGCACTTGAAGATGTTCCTGCTGGTGATTCTAGTAAATTTGTAGCCGTAATTAGTCCAGGAAAAGCTTATGTAGCTGGCCGAGAGGTTGAAATTCTTTCCGCAAGAACTGTAGAGTTTGATAAAGCTCGTGAAGCTGAAACTATGGTCGATGGCAATGTTTCTACTGATATGGGACAATATGCTAATATAACAAATGTTTATGGAGTTCCAGATATTCATCCAGATACATCAGCTGGCACAAATATTAAAACATTCAAAACACTACAATTGTTTAATAGACAAACAGCTAATAGAGGCCAAAGTAATGGAGAGCATATTGGTTATGCTAGAGCTAAAACGATGGAGTATTCTTCTGGCCTGGTAGGATCTTCTTCTACTAATGATACTTCGGTATACAAACTATATCTATTTGACATTAACATGTTTACTAATGTTACTATGTCAGATAACTGTTCATTAACAACCGGAACATTAATTACTGGACAAACTTCTGGTGCAATTGGTATGGTAATCTCAGGCACAACTAATAATACACAGTTCATATTAGAAAATGTTGTAGGCCGCTTCTCAACTGGTGAAGCTATTATAAGCAGCCATTCAGGCGATACAATAGCAGGCCAAACATCAATAATCTTGAACAGGAGTTTCAGCCAAGATGTTAAACAAATATTTCAAACATTTACAGCTGCAGCTGGACAAGATTTTACAGCTGATCTTTCTTTAGATGTAGAGTTTACATTATCAGGCAATTATGCTTTTGGTTCAGTAGATGAGATTGGATTAGAAGATGGTTTAGGAGTTTTACGATTAGAAGGTCCCATTGGAGCTCCAACTGATTTAGGTGATAATGTCCTTGGGGAAGAAATTAGTAATTCGATAGTAGGTACTAATTCTCACTATGATGAAGAAATTGTAGTAGGAGATATTATTGGTATGCCAGCAGGCCCCGGCGGTGCAATTGAAACTCGGAGAATATCATTCATAGGTACTGGATTAGATTCTAATTTAGCAACAGTTGATTCTTCTTATACTTTAGATACAACTGGAGCAGAAGCTATACGCTATAGAGGAGAAATTAAAAAACCTGGTAGTTCGTTGTCGATATGGAAAATTCCACAAAGAAATATTAAATCATTATATCCAATTGATACACAAGTAAAGGTTAGAAGGCAGTATTGGGTGGAAACAACAACGGGTGGTGTTCTTACTATAAACGCAGGTACGAATGAAACATTTTTACCATTTGCTGATAAAGATTATACATTAAGTATAATGTTACTAGGCACATCAACAACTGATATTGCTCAAGGTGATATAGTTTCAGCAGATTCTGGATTTACTCGTACGGCTTCAAATAAAACCTTAACCATGACTAACACTGATTGGGGAACAAATACTAAAATAAAAGTTTCAGTTACCCTACAGTTATCTGATGTTAATGAAGCAGCTAAAACTGTGACGAAAATGGAAACTAAAGTTATATCAGAAAATGATGCTTCAAGTTCTGTTTATGGTCTCCGGGTAGGAGACCGGCAGCTGAGTTTAGGTATTGCTGATGGTTATAGGTGTTGGAGTGTTTTTGAATCTGATAACATTGCAAATGCTCCTGTCATACCATCTTTAACAATATCAAGTTATACCGGTACCTTTTCAGACGGTGAGCAAATATTAGGTTCAGTTTCTAAAGCTACTGGATTAGTAGTTAATGATGATGCGGCCGGCACTTTACAATTTGTATATCAAACCGGAACATTTACTTCTTTAGATAGTATTACTGGCCAAACTACAAAAGAAACTGCTAACGTTGTAACAACTAATGCTTATTCGGAAGATATTAGTGAAAAATATTCCTTTGATGGTGGCCAGAGAGATGGATATTATGATTTGGCTAGAATTACGAGAAGGGGAAATGAATCAGCTCCTACTGGACAAATAGCTATTATCTTTGATTATTTCACACATTCTTCTGGCGAATATTTTTCTGTAGACTCTTATGCTAACCAAGTTGAATATGATTTATTGCCGACTTATTCTGGAGAGTCAGTTGGTGATCAAATGGATTTCCGGCCAATGGTAGGCACACCTACTTCAGCTACGATATCTCCATTCTCACATAATAATAGAGATTTTGAAGGTACTGGATCCTCTCTTACACATATACCGCAACCAAATTCGGTTATAGAATTAGATTATCAATATTATTTAGGACGTGCTGATAAATTATATATAAACGATAAAGGTCAGCTTATTGTATCAAAGGGCGCTTCAGCTCAACAGCCGGCTTATTCAAATAAAATAATTCCAAAAGCTATGATGTTGTGTGGTATCCATATTTGGCCATATACTCGTAGGACAAGTGATGTGAAATTAACTATTCCATCAAATAGGCGTTGGACGATGAAAGATATTACTGGTCTTTCAAAACGTATAAGGTCGATTGAGCGTACAGTAACTTTATCTTTATTAGAAAAAGAAGCAGAGAATTTTAGAATTTTGGATGCTAATGGGTTTGATAGATTTAAAACAGGATTTATTGTAGATAGCTTTAAAGATCACGGTGTAGGAAATATCTATCACGAAGATTACAGTGGCTCTGTAGATAAGTTTAAAGGTGAATTTAGACCTGAGCATGATGTTCAGGCTGTAGAGTTAATTGAAGAAAATACAACAGATACGGATCGGCTTGATGACCACTATGTAAGAAGGACTGATATGGTTATGTTGCCTTATAGTGATACTAAATTAGCTAATCATGGTAACCCATATGCTTCTAGATTAGAAAATCTTAATCCATTTAATGTGATTTTTTGGGAAGGGATAGTAACCTTGGATCCAGAATCAGATTTGTGGATTGATACTGATAGAGAACCTGCTTTTACTGTAAACGTTGAAGGAGATTATGCCCAATGGTTGTCCTGGATGGGAGATAAAACTACCCGAATAGATTGGAATTCTTGGCAAACAGATTCAATTGACCTACAATTAGGTATGGAGACCGATGTAACCACGACCTCTGATGGCGGGAAAGTTACAGGACAAAGAGTAGATCCGACCATTGTCCGGGACGGCACCGGTGCTTTAATCGGTAGACAGATATTCGATATCATTTCGACCGAGATAACAACTGAAGTAAGTAATACGGTGTCCGGCACAGTTTCTTTAGAGCAGTCTAGAACTGGTACACAATTTGATTTAGAAGAATTCAGACAAACTAGAAGTACTGGTGATGAAACTACAATGGAAATTATTCCATGGATGCGCCAACGTGATGTGGAAATAACTGTTACTGGTATGAAACCTAATACACAAGTTTATGCATTTTTTAATAATAAAGATGTTGGTAATTATGTAAGGCCTTCTGGTATTTCTTTAGCTGAAACTCCCCTATCAACCGCTATAGATAAATCAGCTACAACAGTTACAGTAAGTAATACGGCAGGTTTTCCTAATGCTCCGGGCGCATTGACAATAAGCCGAGCGGTAGATCCAGTTTCACCAGATAGAACTTTTGATCCGGGTGATTTAGCTTCAGGTTCAAATAACCAATATAGGTGGACTGATATCAATGGCACCATGTTAGTCACTTCTGAAAAAATGGTATATTCAGCTAAAACAGGAACAACATTTACGATTAGTCAGCGGGGAGCTGATAATACTACAATTCGAGCTCATAGCCAATACACAGATAGTAATGGTGTATTACAGTGGCCTACAGTTTCAAGTGGGGTTAGAGGGATGCCATTGGTAACAGATTCATTAGGACAATTGCAATGTACGTTTAGTATTCCTAATGAAACTGGTATGAGATTCCCAATTGGGGATGGAGTTTTTAGATTAACTGATAGTGATTCTAATAGTAAAATAGTTGGGACTATTGATACTGCCGCAGAAGGAGTTTATCATGCTTTTGGCCAACAACAAATTAAGCAAGAAAGGATAAATTCTTTACGGCAGGGAAGAGTTACTAGAGATGATTCTTTATATGAAACTAGAGATTCTACTGATAACCCCAATTTAACTTCCAGTGCTTCGGCTACTTCTTCAGACTCCGACACTGTCTCGGTCGAAGGTGAAAGATTCCATGGTTGGTTTGATCCTATTGCTCAGACAATTATGATTCAAGAACCACAATTCCCACATGGAGTTTTTGCTACTAAAGTGGAGGTGTTCTTTGGAGAAAAAGACACAACCGCGGCCCCAGCGCCAGTTCGTTGTGAATTGCGTACAGTGGTAAATGGTTACCCAACTGATACAGCTATGCCTGGAAGCCAAATTACTCTTGAAGCTTCAGAAGTAAATGTTTCCAGTGATGCTTCTTTACCCACAGTATTTACCTTTGAATGGCCTCAGCAGCTAGATGCTGACCAAGAATATTGTATAGTATTAATTAGTTCTTCTTTAGATTATAAAGTTTGGATTTCAAGATTAGGGGAAATTGATATTGGAGGAACTTCAGCTATTAGTGAACAGCCTTATTTAGGATCATTATTCAAATCACAGAACGCTTCTACATGGACAGCTTCTCAGTATGAAGATTTAAAATTCCAACTTTATAGAGCTACATTTGATATAAGTAAAACCGGCAATTTATATATGACTAATCAGCCTTTAGGAAGAAGTGAGGGGTTTGTTCCAAAATCTGATGGAACTACAAGATACTTAAAGAAAAATCCTATTGTATTTGATACTGCTGTGAATAATAAAGCTAAAGTTAAAATGTTTGGCCATGGTATGTATGATAATATAAACAACGTTATCATTAAAGACGTACATTCAGAAATATCAGATACTACATTAAATGAAGGTGCCACATTGACAGCGGCAGATACAACTATTACATTAACTTCATCTACTAATTTCCCAACTACTGGTTGGATTAAAATTGATGATGAGGTTATAACTTATAGTGGTGTGTCTGGCAACGATTTAACTGGTTGTATCCGCGGACTAGATGGTACTACAGCAGCTACACATAGCGATGATAGTGTTGTTCAGTGTTATGTTCTTAATGGAGTACCACTTACCGAAATTAATAAAACACATACAGCTATTACCGGAATGGAAGTTGATAGTTTTGATATTCCAATTTCATCACCACCTATAAGAACAATGTCTGCCGGTGGTATAAATGCACTTATAACAAAGAATGTGCCTTATGATACACTATATGCAAAAATTAGAATGATAGATAATCCAGCTACCAGTGTAGAAACGTATGCACAAGTAACTTCTGGTAAGACTTTAGGTTCTCCAGATTCTGGTGCATTTTATCAGACCTCTTTTGTTAGAACACCAAATGCTTCTAAGTTTGAGTTCCCGTTATATGAGAATTATAATTTTACTAAACCTCATATTATAGCTTCACCTATTAATGAAGCTAATGAATTGGCAGGCAAGAAATCATTGAGATTTTCGGCAGAATTAAATTCTAGTAGAAATGAAATGTCACCGGTTATAGATATTGGTAAAGGACAATCTGGTGTTATAGCTATCTCTAATAGAATTAACAAAGTAGATAATGTTGGTGACGTTGGTGCTTTAACGGCTAATATTTTTAAAGATTCTAGTGCTCCAGAAGGTGATAATAATACAGCAATATATATGACTAAAGAAATTAATTTGAAGCAACCAAGCACAGCAATTAAAGTTATGTTTGATGCATCAGTACAATCTGAGGCTGGGTTAAAAGTGTATTATAGAATCAAGCGATCTAATTCTGAGCAGGTTTTTGGAGATATTGGTTGGGTGCCATTTAATGATACAGGCAATCCTGATGAAGAAGTGCCGATATCACTTTCTATGAATGATTTTAGGGAATATGAATTTACAGCAGGCAATAATGATGATGTAGCTACAACAACATTACCATTAGAAGATTTTTCATCCTTTGCTGTGAAGGTTGTATTACAATCATTGAATACAGCAAAGCCTCCATTATTACGACAATTTAGAGCATTAGCTTTGGCAGTATAATATGGACCTAAAAATAAAAGGACATCCTGATCTAGTTAAAGATAAATTTTCAGGTGCTGTTTTGTCGAACAATCGAGCAGCTTATGCAGCTGTCAAACGAAGGCATCAAAATTTAAAAGATCAGAAAGATCAAATAGAAGAACAAAGTAAAGAGATAAATATTATAAAAACAGAACTAACGGAAATTAAAAATTTATTAGTAGCTCTTGTAGATGGAAGAATTGATGATGGCAAATAGAAACATTACAAAAACCAATACGGTACAAGAGTTTGCTCATACTTATAACGCTACAGCTCAAGACGTGGGTGATATTGGAGATTTAAATAAATACCTTTATAATACAACACCTACGGATATAGTAGAAGCAGTTAGAACTAAAATGGGCAGAAAAGAGCTTCTAAAATGGATTTTCGTAATGACGAATGATGTGGAGTAAAGAATAATGGCAGATAGAAACGTACCAGATTCAGCTACTTTAGCTCTATGGAAAGATAGTTATAATTTAACAGCTAAAGATGTTGGTGATATTGGAGATTTAAATGCTCCTTTTTCAGGAACACCTACTGATTTGGTAGAAGGAATAAATTCAAAAATAGAAAGAAAAGGATCTATCGCTTTGGCGGTGGCTTTAGGATAGGACAAAAAAATGGCAAATGATTTTAAAAATGAAATAGCTAAGGATATAGCTATAGACACAGGAGCTTTTACAACACTATATACAACTCCTGCAGCAATGGCAACTGTTCTTTTAGAATTAGATATAGCAAATACTCATGCTACAGATGACATTACAGTTAGTGTAACTTTAACTTCCGGCGGAACTGAAGTGTATTTGGTTAAGAAAGCTCCTGTTCCGGTTGGCGGCGCTTTAAAAGCAGTATCAGGGCAAAAGATTGTTTTAGAAGCTGCCGAAGTGCTTAAAGTAGCAGCTAGTGTAGCATCTTCAGCTGATGTAATTTGCTCTCTATTGGAGGATGTTAACTAATGCCAGCTGGATATGTAGGTAATGGACCAGCACACAGAGACCCAACATCGGTTTTAGAGGATGGTGCCGTTACGGTTGCAGAGATACAAGATAATGCTGTAGAAACAGCCAAGATCAAAGATGCTAATGTAACTATTGGAAAGATATATGGTTCAAGTTCTGCTAGTGCCAATACATTTTTAAAATTTGATGGTACTTGGGTAGACCCAACAGCCGGGGGTTCGACTTGGGTTGAAAAAACAGGAGACTATACTGCAACTGCTGGAGATAAATTAATAGTAGATACAAGTACGGCAGTAGTGATTACTCTACCGGCCGCAGCTACTTTAGGTGATGAAATTAGAATTATAGATGGTACTGGACAAGCTGGTGGAGCTTTAACCATGGATACATTTAGTGGAGCTGATACATCAAGAATAGCAAATACATATACCGGAGTAACTGGTACATCCTCTGGAACAGGTACAGTAGGTACATTTACTATTATAGTAGACAGTGCTGGTGATGTTACATCTGTTACAGTTGTTACTGGTGGTAGTGGACATGCAGTAGATGATACCATTACGATTGCAGATGCTGTTTTAGGTAATGGTGGTGCAGTAGACTTTACAATGGATGTTGCTACAACTAGCGCATTAATAGTATACCAAAACGGACTAAAAATTCTAGGGGAAGACCTTGCAATATCTATTACAACCTATAGAGCAGCTATTACTTTAGTGTATTACAATGCTGCACAGGGTTGGATATTAGCGGAGAATTAATAAATGTCAATAGATCAATTTTATAAACCTGGTTCAATATCGCCACCAGAGGCATCGGGTCTCGTACCGCCAAATCCGGGTGGCCACATTTATAACGATTTGAACCCTGGTTCTAGCTACGACCCTATTCCTGCGGGAACTACAATAATAGATCAGGCTACTTTTTTGAATGCCCAGTTACCCGATCCTAATTTTGTTCCCACCGAATATATTGCAACACAAAACGCAACCAATGATATAACTCACCTAGATATAGGTGTTTCAAATATGTATGGCGGTGGAGGTGAGGGTTATCGTATAGGAAACACCGATAACATGATAGCGTTGACCCATCCCACACTGGGGGTAGGTGTTAATGTTTATGATCCTTCGGCGATCATGTCTGGCATAGACCTGTACAACGGCCACGGATTTTCTGTTTTAGCCGCTAGTGTAATGTCAATACTCGATGCTTCTCGATACAGAACCCTGTCTATTGCATTCCGCTCGGCGGGTGCAAAGATGAGTACAACTGAAAGGAATGCTTCAACACCAAGAAATGGTTGGATAATTTATAATAGTACGTCACACACATTTCAAGGGTATGCTGATGGTGCATGGATTGATCTCCATTAGCATTGAATAAATTATGTCAACCACTTATAAACAATTTGGAAAGGTATAATCTCCCAATATAATAATAACTGATAAATAAGTAATAATGAGTTTTTATAATGGATGAAACAAACAAAAAAAGCGAACAATTAAAAGAAAAGCCAGATGAAACAGGCGGCATACATATGGACGGTCATATTTTAATCCGTGATATCACAGATAAAAAAGAACCAATTGAATTAGTAAATAAAAAGAATGCTATTCATTATGGTAATATGGCAAAGCATATAGCACAGTCGTTATCAGGTAAGCCAAATTTTGATATTCACTACATGGCTTTTGGTAATGGTGGGTCAAGTGTTAACACTTTAGGTAAAGTTGTCTATAAAACAACTAACGTTAGTGAAGCACCTGATGATACATCACCGACTTCGAATTTGTATTCTTTAACTTATTTTAAGGTTGTCGATGATTTAGCCGCATCAAATACATCAACATCAAAAAATAAAATAGAGATTTTACCAAGTTCAACAAGTTATACAGATATTAAAATTACCTGTACCTTAGAGTTTGGTGAGCCAGCTGGCACACAATCTGATTTTGATAATAGTGTTAATTTTGATGATGACTACATTTTTGATGAATTGGGTATTTTTAGTCTTGACGTTAACAACGGTAATGAAATACCGGGTACAATAACCGATGCGGCTACATTGTTAGATTTTGATGCAAAGTGTTATATGCTAACACACGTGATTTTTCATCCTATACAAAAATCATTGAATAGAATTATTGAGATTGTTTATACAATCCGAGTTCAAATGCAATAAAGAGAGAGACTTATGACATATACAATTAATACATTTGATGGTAATTTTTTAACAAATGTTAGTCCCGGTACAGTTGATACAAATACTTCCCTGGCATTACTTGGTAAGAATTACAGTGGTTATGGCCAAATTATTGCGAGTAATTTCATTTACTTGCTTGAAAATTTTGCTAAAACAAGTGCGCCACCGGGGCCACTTAAAGGACAACTATGGTATGATAAGACAGAGAACGTGCTTAAAGTTTGTTCTATCACCGGTGATGCAAATGCTTTTGAAAGATTACAAGTGACAATAAGTGCAACAGCACCGTCCAGTTCAAAAGACGGCGATTTATTTTACGATACATCAGCCGGCCAGTTACAAATTTATACGGGATCTGCTTATAAAAATAGTAGCATACCGGGTGCGTATGGCACTGAATTAATGTTTGCTAAAGTTACAAAGACAACCGATTTAACTAGTCCAGATAATTTAGGTGACAGAATGGTTGCGGCAATAGTAATTCGAGATCCAGCAACACCAACAGCAGCTTTAACTGCTAATAATGTTGTTGCAGTTTTCGGCCAAGAAACATTTTATTTCTTAGCAACAGAACCCGCGGGCCAGGGAAAACAAGAATTAGTAACAGCCATACACGGTGCGTGTGATACAGATTCAAACACATCTAACAACAGTCGTATAACACGCGGTATGAATGTTAACACAGCATACACAGATGCAACAGTTAATCGTGCAGATGATGCTGATAATTTAGGTGGCCTGTTCCCAGCATACTATTTAGATTATAGTAATTTCACAAATCCATCAGCGGCACCATTTGTATCGAAAGAATCAAGTTCGGTGCCCAATGCAGATAATGCATACTCAATTGGTAGTGGATCCGCTAAATTTGCAAATATATATAGTACAGCATTTACAGGTGATCTCATAGGTAACGCTGATACAGCAACAAATTCAACACAATTAGGTGGGCAAGCCGCATCATACTATAC